CGCCACCTGGGTCACATAGTTCCCATCGGTGCCCCGGCACTTGAAGGAGGTAATCGAGGTGACCGGGAAGCGGCGAAGGTAGATCCGCCCATCCTTGGAGGGGAACGGCGCCACCAGCTTGACCGTGGTGGGCGAGAACAGGCGACCAGTCAAGCGCTCGCAATAATCGCGGGCCGCGGCCTCATGGCTGACCAGTTCGGCGTTGCGAGCGACAACATCAGGATCAGAAGGATTGTCATCGGTGAGCTCGATGCGGCAAGCGGTTTTGAGCTGGGCCGTGGTGAGCACCGCAGCGCCAGGCGTCACGACATCGAAGGCGTATTCGGTTTCTCCCGACCAGTAACTTTTCACGCCATGTCCCCCGGAACCAAAAGACGCTTAGCGCGTTTCTTTGCCTTTTTTGGCCCGGGCTTCGGGCACCTCGGGCGCACTGGCCAGAGCCCGCAAATGCCCGGCATCAGCCAGGCGAACCAGATCCACAGCGGGAATCGGGCACTGGGGGTCGGCATCATCGAGGATGTCGCCCGGGACCACCGATCCCTGAGCCAGGGCCATGACCGAAACAACCTGATAGCGCATTGCGAAGACCCAACAAGGTGAAAGAAAAGGGGCGGCGGCTGCGAACGAGGAAAACAGCCACCGCCCCACCCGGGACGCTCCCGATTAGGGGTGCGTCAGCTTCTTGAGGGCGGCCGACTGGACCACCCGGCAATCGCCCGCCCAGTCCGCCGTGAGGGCGACCTGGCGCTTCACCCACTTGTACTCAGTGGAACGACTGATGATGAGCTCGCCCACTTCGCGGATGGTCACGGCTTCTTCGAAATCGCCGTACAACATCGAAACATTCCCTGTGCCAATGTTGGCCATGCCGTACAGGGGAATGATCTCTTTGCCCAACAGGGTGCGAGGCACACCGTCCACCAGGTTGCCAAACAGCGGCTTGCCGGTGGTCTCGGCCAACTTTAGTAGCGCCGCAAGGACGCTGACTTTGTTGAACGCGAATTTGGCGTTGGCATCATAAGCATCATCCAGGGACATCATCAGGTTGACGATGTCGCTGTAAGTGATGGCCGAAGCGCCCGCCGCGGTGGCGCCGGCGCTGGCACCCGTCACGACACCCTGAGGCTGACCGGAACCGGTGCCCGTGGTGTACAAGGTCGATTGGCGCCGACCGATGCGGCGACCCAGCATATTCCCGGCGATTTCCTCAACAGGGAATCGCGTATCCCGCAACAACTTGTACGAGAACAACGCGATATCGCTGTTGAACTCACTGGAACTGAAAGAACCGGTACCAGCGACGATGTCTGTCTGGGCTCGGTCGGTGTCTTCGGTGGCGACCAAAGATCCGCTATTGGCCGTATCGTCGAAGGTCGGGTAAGTCACCGCATTACCGTCAGATGTCGGAAATACGGTGCAATGATCACGCAACCTGTTGAAGGCCACCATCTTCTCGACGAACTTGTCCATTAGGATGGTGGGCACCAGGTAGGCGCCGGTGTTGGCCACCGTGAGAACCGCCCGGTTTTCGATGGCGTTTCGTTGCTCGATCTTGCGACGATCGTTGCGAACCTCACGATCCCGCTGACCAGAACGCACCCAGGTGGGATCAATCCTCACCGCGAGATCGTTGCAGTACAAATTGACGCCAAGGCGCTGAGCCGCCTCGTAACCGTTGCGGGTGACCGCACCGGCAACGCCAGCGCTACACCAGGCCCGGAACGCATCCGAGTGCATTTGCTCGGCTTTCTTGTCGTCGAGGTCTTCGGTGTAGTTGGGCGCCGAAGGGCGAACGGGGACAGGGGGAGTCGCCCGGGTATCGATGGGGTTGCCATTGGCGACCCGCTCCAGGGCCAGCAAGCGCCGTTCCAGGTTGGCGGTTTCTTCGGCGGCGAAGCGTTGCTCCAAAGCGGCAAGGCGATCACCCAGACCACGGGTCTGCTGGCCAGCCTTGGAAGCGCCGTTTTGACCGGCATCATCCGCGGGCTCTTGCGCCATGGCGGTTTTCATCGCCTGGACTTCGCTTTCGATCTGACCCAGGCGGGTCTCAAGGGAAGCAACGCGGGCTTCTTCTTCGGGGGTCAGTTCGCGCTTTTCGCGATACTTGGCCGCAAGAGTGCGGGCCTCTTGTTTGAGCTGGGCGCGCTCGGATTCGAGGCCCGCCAGCTTTTCCTTGGGGCTGGGCGATCCGCCCGCCCCGCGATATTCGGGGGCGCCACCGGCGACCGGAGGCGCAAACAGAGTATCCACGGACAAGGACATAGCGTCCTCCAGAAAACCAGGGCACACCTTTTGGCCCTAAAACCGCCTAGCAAACGCACTAGGCGGAAAGCTCGATCAATTTCAAACGAGTCTCCAGGGGAGACCTTTTGCTTCTCTTGTAAGTGGCCAGTTCATCCCTGGCTGTTCGGATGTCCGCTTCGGTTTCCAAATAAGCCGGAGATCCAAGGACAGAGACCTCAAACAGTTGCACCGCTACCAGAGTGCGAGTCACCGAACCATCAACATCCTCAAACCAGGTCGAACCGTTTTCGTAACAGCGGAAGCCAAAGGAGCATTTGGAGATGTACTTTTGCTTGAGCAAATTGCGGACATCATTGGCGTAAGAAACGCCATCGGGCGTGTCGGCTTCGAAGTAGAGCCCCTTGGAATCCTCACTCAGGCGAAGCGTGCCATTGCCCTGGGAACCCAGGATGCAGTGGTCGATGTGGGACCAAAGGCAGAACTTTTCCAAACCATCGCCCAGAGTCCGCTTGAACGCACCCGGGGCGATCTTTTCCCGGAAGCCGCCCAGATCCTGGGAAAGCGAATTGAACACCGCCGCATAACCGAAGATGGTTTTCCCATCGGTTTGCAGTTCGACCGGAGCCCGGAACTCGTAATGACCGGGAGCGCCAAGGGGGCTGGCCCCCAGAGTGCGCCGCTCGCGCCTGGGATGGGTCATGGTTTAGCCCCTGGATTGGGTGGAGTGAGAGAGCCCGGTTTAACATCACGGAACAGGGCATCGATGGCGGCCGCATCCAGGAACGGGAAGGCGACCGTAACCAGTTGCTTGCCTGTCCCAAGCGGGATGGCGCCGATCATCACCTGGGTGATGATGCCCACCAGGGAATCCATCTGGGCGCCATTGAGGCCCGTCGAGGCGACATCGGCCACCACAGGCGCCCCATCCGCGGGCAAGGCATCAGGCGCCAAAACATCGGGGGCATCGGTCGGATCCACCAGGGCCACAGCCGGATTGTTGGCGGGAGCCGATCCCGGGTTGACATCGACACCGACAGCCACCATGTTGGCCGGCCGCATCGGCTTGTCGCCGCCTGGGATCTTTTCCAGGCCGTTGGCATCGCGCCATTCGTCGATGAGGCGGGCGCCCCAATTGGACTCCAAGGCGAAGACCCTTGCCCTGGTCAGCGAGTCGGCCCGATCCAAAGCATCAGTGTTCACGCGGGCAAAGTACTTGCGCCGCTCGGGCTCGGTCATCAGCTTGTCGCCCACCTCATCGGTGGACGAAGTGAACAGCGGACCCAGGCAGTATTTGAGAAGGCGGAGGTCTTCTTGCTCGGCGGTCGAGTAAGACGAACCAGGCACCATCAAAAACGACAAAGGCACCCCGGTGATCCGGGAAATCTTGTGGACGATGCGCTCATCGGTTTGGCTGAGCTGGGCCCGCTCGGGGTCATTGCTGACACCCAGGAAGTCGCCACCATCTTCAACAGTGAGAATGCCATGGCGCCGGTTGCCGCCCTCCTGGAAAGCGCTGAGCGTCTGATCCCAGTTGGCCCGGGCTGATTCGTCCAGGGCATGCTGAAACTTGACCACGCCGGTCAGAGCATGGCCCCGCTCGAAAAAGTCCAACTGGTAATCCGAGACGGAGAGAGCCTGAGAAAAGACCCGTTGATGCAGGTGGACCGGATCGAGCCCCATGCGCCCATCGAGAGACGGCCCCATGAGATGGAAAATGTCACGATCCGAAATGGGCCCGATGCGGCCTTTCCCCGGTTGCTGGTAATACCAAACAAGCTCGCCGGTTTCCTTGCTGATGTCGGGCTTCACCCAGTCGGGGAACATGGGGGTAAGGTTGAGCCATTGCCCCGTACCCGGATCCCTTTTGATCGAGGCGAACGCATTGCCACGCCACGAAACCCAAAAGCCCATCAGCCGCCAGAACTCAGAGCGGGTGTGATCAAGCGATGGGTTAAGCAAAAGCCGCCAGTAGGCCGGATGGGTTTTCGCTTCGCGGGGACCTTTGGGACCCCGCTCGGCCAGACTGATCACACAGTCGGCGAAGGCCTCCGATTTGATGCGGCAAGCTTGAAAAAACGGCTCAACGGTGAGGGCTTC